GGGGGCGAGGCCGCTAACCCCCCAACTATTCTAGCAAATAGGTTCTTATTATGATATTACGTCCTTATCAAAAGGTTGCTGTTTCTGACGCTTGTACCGCGTTAGACAAGCATAGAAACACCCTAGTTGTCGCTCCTACAGGTGCTGGCAAAACAATCATGCTCTCTGCGCTCGTTGGTGAACGGCATAAGAAAGGCAAGCGAGTTCTTGTCATTCAACACCGGGATGAACTTGTAGCGCAAAACAAAGAGAAGTTTGAGAAGGTTAATCCCTACATCACAACAAGTATTGTCAATGGAACAGTCAAGCATTGGGACGGTGATGCTGTGTTCTCAATGATTCAAACAATGTCACGCGATAGAAACCTTAGAGATCGCCCTTTGTTTGACATGGTTGTAATTGACGAAGGCCACCATGCGGCGGCTCCAACGTACACAAAGGTTATTAACGCAGTTCGTGAAGACAATGATGATGCTGAGATTGTAGGCTTTACCGCAACGCCAAACCGTGGCGATGGTAAGGGTCTGCGCTCAATATTCAACAACTGCGCACATCAGATCGAATTAGCCACGCTGATACGCGAAGGCTTCCTAGTACGTCCTAAAAGCTACATCATTGATCTTGGCGTAGGGGATCAACTAGATCGGGTTACAAAACGCGGTAAAGAATACGACATGGAAGAAGTGGCGGCTATCATGGATCGCCAAGTCATTAATGATCGCATTGTTTCCGAATGGGAAGACAAGGCAGGAGATCGAAAGACTGTTGTATTCTGTTCCACAGTGGCACACGCGGAACACGTTTGCGATGCGTTTGTTTCAGCAGGAATAAGAGCCGACTACGTTACAGGAGAGACAGACAAACAGAAACGTGCAGAGATGCTGTACAATCTTGAGTTTGGTGATCTCCAAGTTATCGTAAACGTGGCAGTCCTGACAGAAGGTTTTGACGCTCCACCTGTATCTTGCATCATTCTAACGCGTCCATGCTCTCAAAAGGGTACAATGGTGCAAATGATTGGTCGTGGTCTGCGCATTCTTGATCCTGAGTTATATCCAGATGTCATAAAGACTGACTGTGTTGTTATGGACTTCGGCACATCAATCATCACTCATGGCGGTTTAGACGAAACAGCAAACTTAGATGGTGCAGACAAGTCTGTTGGTGGCGATGCTCCAACGAAAATTTGCCCAGACTGTGAAAGCGAAGTGGCATCGAACACACGCATTTGTCCAATCTGTGAGCATGAGTTTGAGCGCAAAGTAAAAGACGTATTAGAAAACTTTGAGATGACCGAATACGATCTCATGCAAATGTCTCCGTTTATGTGGATTGATCCATTTTCGCTGCACGAAGGTAACGGCTCTGCAATGATGGCTATGGGCTTCAATGGTTTTACTCTGGTGGGCAAAGTCGGAGATTACTGGATGGCTATCGTAAAAGCCAAGAATGGGCGTCCTAGAGTAGTCTCCATAGGCGAGAAGGTACAGGCAATGGCTGCGGGGGATGACTTCTTGCGAGAAATAGAGGATAGTAACGCAGCAAACAAAACAAAACGCTGGTTGAACCAGCCTGCATCAGCGAAGCAAAAGGAGCATCTAGCCGCAAATGGCGTCACTATAAACATGATGGATTTCTCTTGGACTAAGTACAAAGCAGCTTGCTGTTTGAGTTACTATTGGAACAGAGATGGCGTTGATAAATTGGTAGTAGACAACTGGAGAAAACTAACAGGGAGCAATTACAAATGAACCGAGGCGAATTATTAGATTTAGCGAATAAATATGTAACCAAAGAACGCGCTCAAGAGCATGGAGACTTGGAAGAGAATTTTAATAGAATAGCTGATTTATGGAATAGTTATTTAGAGGATTCTTACATCAGCGTTACAGATGTTGGGGTAATGATGACCCTTCTAAAAATTGCTCGTATTAAATCAAATCCCAAAAACTTAGATAACTTTGCGGATGGTGCGGGTTATTTAGCGTGTAGTGGAGAATTGGCTACAAAAGAAGATAATGCCTAGATTTGAAATGCACATCATGATCGCTGAGAAATCAGAGGATAAAGTTGAAACAGTTGAGTACGAATTGGTTTGCTTTGTAAGTGACAACTCAAACCTACTTGAAGTCGAATCTTCCGCGAATGATGCTCTTAGAGAGCATCTGGAGGATGCAGATAATGTTGTTTTATTTGGAACAGCAATCGTTGAGATAAAAGGCAAAGAAGTTTTAAATATCGCGTTCCAAAATAAGGAAGCGGATCAAGATGAATTAAACAGCATAATGGATTTATGCACAATTGGAAGGGAGATAATACATTGAGCGAAGTTGATACAGCACCAACGCCTATGAAAGAATTAGCATTTATATTGGGCAAGTTTGGTTGGAACACAAGGTTTTCTGATCTTACAGAAGAGCAAGTTCAAACACTTATATTTGGAATACAAGAATCAAAACGTCTAGCAGCGGAGATCGACATTGGAAAACTTGAAGACACTTATTATAAGTCAACAGGTACTTGGCCCTCTACCTCAATCCCATTTTAATTAGAGGTCTGAGGTATTGAGATGATTATATCATGGTGGAGTGCAGGGGTTACTAGCGCCGTTGCAACTAAGATAGCTATTGAAGAATTTGGGAGTTCGGTAAAGCCCATATATTTTGCTATAGATTCTGCGCATGATGACAACGCCAGATTTAAAAAAGAGTGCGAAGATTGGTATGGCTGTGAGATAGAGGTTTGGCGGTCTGAAAAGTACAAAGATCAATTCGATGTTATTAAAAAGACTAGATATGTGAACGGTCCAGCAGGAGCAAGATGCACCTCTGAACTCAAGAAAAGCGTTAGGCAAAGGGTAGAGAAAGAACTCGCCTATGATGGTCAGGTGTTTGGATTTGAGTTTAGCAAAAAGGAAATAAACAGAGCGATAAGGTTTAAAGAACAATATCCTGTATCTAAGCCTATATTCCCTTTGATTGAAAAGCGCATGACCAAGCCTGAGTGTCTGCACTTCTTGCAAAAAGCCAACATAGAAAGTCCAGCTATGTATGGGCTTGGATATAAAAACAATAATTGCATTGGTTGCGTAAAGGGTGGTGCAGGCTATTGGAACAAAATCAGAATAGATTTTCCAGATCACTTTAAGCAAATGGCTGAACTAGAGCGTGAGGTGGGCAACTCATGTATTCGTGGCGATTTTCTGGACGAACTAGACCCTAAAAAGGGGCATAAGCAAAAGATAATTATGCCTGATTGTGGAAACTTTTGTGACATAGAGTTTGAAGAATTAAATCACCCACAATTAGAAATGATTTTTGATGCTCCAAAACTAATAAGAGGTTTATAAGATATGACAGAGGCAATCGTAAAAGAGATTGAAGATGCAGTAGACATTGCAATCGTTGCAGGAGAGAAGAAAAGGACGCGGAGAAAGTATATCGGTGCGTCTAGTATTGGCGATGAGTGCCAGAGAAAGATACAGTATCGCTACCTTAACTACCCTGTTGACCCTGACAAAGAGTTTACAGCGCGTACACTGCGTATCTTTCAGTTTGGGCATGAGATTGAGGATTACACAGCAAAGTGGCTGAAAGACGCTGGTTTCGATCTGCGTACAGAAAAGAAAGACGGCAAGCAATTTGGCTTCTCTATAGCTAACGATGAAGTCAAAGGACACATAGATGGTGTGATCTGTGCTGGTCCTGCCAATATGAGTTATCCTAGTTTGTGGGAATGTAAGTCAGCAAACGACAATAAGTTTAAGGCTTTCGTTAAACATGGCGTGGCAAAAGCTAACCCAGTTTATGCAACTCAAATAGCTCTGTATCAAACGTATATGGATTTATATGAGAACCCGGCATTGTTTACTGTGGTTAATAAGAACACTTCAGAAATCTACTATGAACTCGTTCCTTACAATAAGCGTTTGGCTCAAGAGGCAAGCGACAGGGCAGTGAATATCTTGACGGCAGCAAAAGCTGGTGACATTCTACCGCGTATTGCTCAAAGTAAAGATTTCTTTTTGTGCAAGTGGTGTGAGTTTAAGCAGAGTTGTTGGGAATCATAAAAAAAAATGTGAGGTGTGCTTGGTAGGCCGCACCTCACATTTAATAAGTAGAACAGGGTATATAGGGGCAAAGTAATGAATGTTTTAAGTTTTGGCAAGACAACAAAAGAAGTCGCAGAGAGAATATCTAAAGAAGTTCCTCGTAGCGTCCAGTTGCAAATATTAGTTGATACATATCCATCTGGGGTAATTCGTGGCAAAGAGTTTTTTATCGGCTCCCTAAGTGGTGAAGCTGGTAAATCATTAAGAATTAACATTGATACAAGTAGTCCTTGGTTCCTAAAAGGAATGGACTTTGAATCAGGGGATGGCGTTGGTGGTATCTGCAAAATTTTAAAAGAAGGTCGGGGGTATGATCTGAAAGAGTGTGTGAAAATGCTCTCTGAATATATCTCACAAGATTATGTAGCGCCTCCTGAAAACATTGTTAAGCCGAACAATCCTGAAAGTTTTACTGTATCGACAGAAACTCAAAAACCCGAACAAAAGACATCTATCAACCCAAGTACGCCGTTTGAAGAAGAATATACCTATACAGATGCAGATGGAGTCGTGATTGTTTCAGTCCGAAAATACTATGACCGGGACGCAAGTGGAGGAATTGTTCGGGATAGTGCCGGGAAGCCTAAGAAACAATTTCGCCAGTTCATGAATGGTCGCCAAGGTGTTCCTGAACCCAGACCTCTGTATAACATCCCGAACATATTAGACGCGAATAAGATTATATGGGTCGAAGGCGAGAAATGCGCTGATGCTTTAAACGCGTTGGGCTATACCGCAACTTGCACAATAGGTGGTGCAGGGATGCTATCTGAGAACACTGCAAGTAAGTTTGACTTCTCGCATCTGCGTAACAAAGACGTGATCCTATGGCCTGATAATGATGAAGCTGGTAAAAAGTTAGCGCGTATTGTCGAGGCTCAAGCGAAAGCAGCGGGTGCAAAATCCACCATGATGCTGAAAATACCGTCCACTAAGGAAGAGAAGTGGGACGCGGCTGATGCAATAGAAGAAGGCTTCAACATCGAAAAGATGTTAGAGACTAACGAGAACAAGGTGAAGAAGCCTATTAGTCTTGTAGACGATAGCCTGTTAATCAACGAATACTTTGTTGGCTCGGCTCCCGAACAACATTTTCTGATTGGCGATACAATACCTCTTGGCGTTCCTGTCGTGTTCGCGGCTGCGGGTGACAGTGGTAAAGGCATGATGACGCTTGATCTAGCTATGAAGGTCGCGTCAGGGGCTTCTATGCAAAGCGCATTTGGTGGGTTGGTTGCGGAGCATGGTGACGTAATTCTAATTACTGCGGAAGACGATAAAGACGAGATGCACAGACGTATCTCTAGGCTTGATCCTAGTAAGTACCGCGAACATTACGAACATAAACTGCGTGTGCTGCCACTACCAAACCTCGGCGGTGTGTTTCCAATCATGCAGAAATTCGACAACACCTACCTGATGGGCGAAGAGTTCTCTCGCATTTAT